TTGAAGAAGGACAGTGTGACGGTTTTAACATTGGTTTTAATTACGGAAAGTCAGCAGGACAAACCGTAGGTTGGCCCCACGTACATCTCATTCCGAGACGTAGTGGTGATATGGAAGACCCTACTGGAGGCGTGAGACACGTCATACCGGAACGGGGCAATTATAGGAAATGGAAATGAGAAAAGAAATTCTTGATGCGCTAAGAGCGCATTTTTCAGCACACGTTTTAAAACATAAAATGAATGTAGATATTATGTTAGGTAACCCTATGGCCATTCACGATCATACTGATTTAATGAGTGCTATTGAAAAAGAAATGGCTATCATTGCCGAATATATGGATAAACTTGAAGTGTTGGATAAACATTTCAATATCTGATTCTTTGAAAACGCTCAATGAGAAAGTACATCATTGGTTTTATAGTGGCTAGTGTATTATGGGTGATTCTTCTCTCCAATGTAGAAATACCAGAATATAAGATATATGATTGTGGTATGGCAGAATGGCATCCAGATATCCCACCTAGGGTAAAAGAAGAATGTAGAAATCGAAGAAAAAATGAAACAGAAACTGAAAAGCGCCTTTATGAGAACGGCAGAAATCTTCTCAGAACTTAGTCACGCACGTAGATTACACGTTGGTGCTATTGTAGTCAAGGATGATAGAATTATCTCTATCGGCTACAACGGTATGCCGGCTGGTTGGGATAACAACTGCGAAGACAAAGTATATGATTCCGGCGCAGGTGGTTGGGTAAGTCCAGAAGAGTTTGAAGCTATGTATCCGTATACTGAATGGAACGAGGATGCGGAAGAAGAATACAGATATGGCTTAAAAACAAAATCAGAAGTACTACACGCAGAGTCAAACGCTATCGCAAAATTAGCTCGCAGTAACGAATCAGGACTTGACGCAGATTTATTTGTTACACATAGTCCGTGTTTAGATTGTGCTAAATTGATATATCAATCCGGTATTAAAAATGTATATTTTAAAGAAAATTACAGAGACGATACTGGAATAAATTTTTTAACCAAATCAGGAGTTAACGTTGAAAAGTTGGACATTAACAGTTGAAGAAGATCCCGAAACCGGAGATAGTATTTTAACATTTCCTCCCGACCTGTTAAAAGAAGCAGATTGGAAAGAAGGTGATACTCTAGAATGGCTCGATCTAGGTGATGGCTCTTGGCAACTACGAAAAAAGAGTGTATAATAAAATATGGAAAAAATTAAATTAGCAGAGCTGTTTTACAGCATACAGGGAGAAGGACGTTTTATGGGCGTTCCTTCAGTGTTTATGAGAACATTTGGTTGCAATTTTAAGTGTGCCGGGTTTGGCATGCCTAAAGGAGAATCAACTACTGAAGTTGATCCTATTGCTAACAATGTACATCTGTATAAAACTTATGAAGAGTTACCTCTAGTATCAACAGGCTGTGATAGCTATGCTTCGTGGCATCCAGCTTTTAAACATCTAAGTCCTTTTTATAGCCCGGACGAGATCGCAGAAAACATAATGAAGATTCTACCATACGGTAAATGGGAAGATGAACATTTAGTTATTACTGGAGGGGAGCCTTTGTTAAAATGGCAAAATATCTATCCGGAACTTTTAAATCATCCTAAGATGGAAGGTTTAAAAGAAATTACTTTTGAAACTAATGGTACTCAAAATCTTACACCCGAATTTAAAAAATATCTATTAGATTGGGGTATTGAAAAAAGAGGTTACACTAGATTAACGTTTTCTGTTAGTGCGAAATTAAGTTGCAGCGGCGAAGAAAGATCTGTAGCTATTCGACCTGATGTTGTATGCGAATATCAAGAAGTAGGCTACGCCTATCTAAAATTTGTAGTAGCCACAGAAGACGACGCCGAAGAAGCCTTAGAAACTGTAGACATTTATCGTGCAGAAGGCTTTACTGGTCCTGTATATTTGATGCCGGTGGGTGGCGTAGAAAGTGTTTATACATTAAATAATCGCCGTGTAGCGGAATTGGCAATGAAAAATGGTCTACGCTATTCAGATCGCTTGCAGGTGCCTTTGTTTAAAAATGAGTGGGGAACTTAATGAAACTGATCAAAAAACTATTAGGTATTGATAAGATCCAAGAGAGTTTAGTGCAGGCACAAAAAGCTCTAGAAGAAGCAGAAATTAGAAAACAACAAGCAGAAGAATCTGCCAAACTTGCTCAAGAACAAGAAGAGTTAGCCAAATTATCGCCAAAAGATCGTGCTACTCGAAAGAAAGAACCTTGGGTCGGAGTCATTAATACTCACGTAAACAAAGATAACATTCGTAACGGTTTTTTTGAGCTTGACTGGAATGAGTTCTTTGTGCTACAATTAAAGCAAGACGGTTATGGTGCAGACGGTGACAAGGACGAGGAAATTGTCGATCGCTGGTTTCGTGAACTTTGCGCCAACGTAGTTGTCGATGGTGATTTTGGTGGCCCTGTTAATACAGGTGTTATAGACATACAATCAGTAAAGAAGAAAAATCAATGACCTATATTTTAGTTGATACAGCAAATACATTTTTTCGTGCTCGCCACGTAATCAACGGCGATGCTGATATCAAGTTAGGTATGGCTTTTCATATTACCTTAAATTCAATACGAAAAGCGTGGCAGCAGTTTAACGGAAGCCATGTTATCTTCTGTTTAGAAGGCAGATCGTGGCGCAAAGATTATTATGCTCCCTATAAGCGTAATCGTGCAGATGCTCGTGCTGCTCATAACGAAAGAGAACAAGAAGAAGAACGTGTATTTTGGGAAGCATTTGATACATTTAAAGAATTTGTAACAGAAAAGACCAACTGTACAGTTCTACAAAATTCTCAGCTAGAAGCGGACGATCTAATCGCAGGTTGGATACAGAGCCATCCGAATGATAACCATGTGATCATCAGCACTGACACAGACTTCGTACAACTGATCGCCTCCAATGTTAAACAGTATAACGGAGTAATGGAACACGTTATCACACACGAAGGAATCTTTGATGACAAAGGCAAGCCCGTCATTGACAAGAAAACTAAAGAAGCGAAAGCCGCTCCAAATCCAGAATGGCTCTTGTTTGAAAAATGTATGCGTGGTGATACCAGTGATAATGTCTTCTCGGCATATCCAGGTGTGCGTACTAAAGGCACAAGCAAAAAAGTGGGTCTTACTGAAGCGTTCGAGGATCGTGGCACCAAAGGATATGCGTGGAATAATCTCATGCTACAGAGGTGGACCGATCACGAAGGTAAAGAACATCGAGTCTTAGAAGATTATGAACGCAATCGCAGGTTGATCGATCTTAGCTATCAACCCGATGACATTAAAGAAATTATCGCAACCACGATTGCAGAAGCTACTAATTCTAATAAAAATATTAACCAGGTTGGTGTGAAGTTAATGAAATTTTGCGGTCTCTATGACCTTAAGAAAATTTCTGAACAGGCACAAAGTTATGCGGAGCCATTAAATGCTAGATACAATATTAAAGAAGATCACAGCTTGTCCGTTTGATTTGAGTTGTGAATCTCGAACAGACACTTGTTGGGAGGAACCAATGACAGACTTACACGCAAAGCCAATTATCGATAATAAGTTTTGGATAATAGAAAAAGATGGAGAAAAAGTTGCCACTTTGAGAAAAGATGAAGATAACAGATTTGTTATGAGCAATCAATTAGGTATTAAAATTTACGATAATAAAAAAAGTTTAACTGATCAATTTGGTAAAGATTTTTTTGTTGCTAAAATTGTTCAAGAATCTCGATGCTCTCAGCCTAACGAAATTCATGGTTATAGCTGTAGTACTACACCCCACAATGCTATGTTTGATATAAAAAGAAAACTTCCTTTGTTTACAAAAAGTGAAGATTCAAAAAGTTTATACTGTGCCGGTTACTATGTTATTCGATTCGACAAGGGATGGGTAAAAAGTTTTTGTCCTAAATTAATCACTCTTCAAAGATACGAATACCAAGGACCTTTTAAAACAGAAATTGAAATGAAACAGGTATTATCAAATGTCTCTAAATAATATTCCAGCCAATTTAGCGTCTGTTGAAAAATTACTACAACGAGTAAATTCAGCAGAAAAGTCTAATCAAAAAGAAATTAGAATAACCATACAAGAAGCTAGAGAATTAACTAACGAACTTGCACTAATAACAGCTAAATTAGGTAAAACTATTCAAGAAATACATCAAATTTTGTCTGAAGTACGCGAATCCACTACTAAGATAGACGTAAAATTTGACGGCGGGTCTTTCTAAAAGATATAAATATATACGTGCTTAATTATTAGGACACGTATAGAAAAATGAGTAGACCAAAACCTCGAGTAATACTCGAGTATGCAAACAAAGAAAATTTTAAGGTAGAACAAATTCTAGATAGTGAAGCTATCTGGGCGGTATTCTACAAAGGCAAACCTTTTAATCTGAAAAGTGGCAGTCTCGTTTCTAGTTATCCTGGACCGAAGTATAAAAAGGTAAGTTTTTCAAATCCTGGTCATGCATACAATTTAGCAAAGAAGTTGAATAGAATTTTTAAAACCGCAGACTTTTCAGTTTATAAACTTACCGACGGCGAAGAACTGAAATAATATGGATCGAAAGGATACCTATACACAGGTATTTTTAAAAGCAGGCGGTGAATCATACGACGATTCGACCGTAAAAAAATTTAGATCGATATGGTGGCAGAACAATCGAGAAAAGAACAGTGGCGGATTAAGAATCACAGAAAACTGTATTGATTTTATAGAAAATCAAGCTAAAATAAAAACCTACAAAATCGACTTTCCTAAAGATCTAATCATAGGACCCCAAGTCCTAATTTGGTTAGATCAATTTATAGAATCTCCTTTTTATTTAGAAAAAAAATTTATCAAAGTTCTAACAGAAAAAGCAGCATTTGAACTATACCTGTTTTCAGGCGATGTTAAAAAAATGGGCAGTTCAAAAGCTCTTGCCAAACGATTCAACCAAGAATTAACTCCACAATAATTAGATATTATAAATATTTCACAATGTTAGATCTAAACCCATTAGACGTTTTGAATCAAAGATTTTTAAAATTTATCCCTCCTCATTTTGCTAAAATGAGATTATCCAAAATTGATTTTCAAATCAACGAAATCAAAGATTGGATAGATGTAAAATGTAAGAATCGATATTCAATTTCAAAATTACCACAGATTGACGAAAATGGTAAGTTGAATGTAAGTGTGTTTGTTGGGTTCGAAGATCACAAAGAATTAACATTTTTTATGCTCGGATGCCCATTTATAAGGAGAAACCAATGACCGAAGAAATTAAAGAACAACAACCGGCCCCTGAAACTGCACAGCAGCAGGCTAACGGACAGCAGGTTACAGATCTAAATCTAAATGATCTTGCTGCTTTGAAAAGTATTATCGACGTTGCTTCATCGAGAGGTGCCTTTAAGGCAGCTGAGATGGAACCGGTTGGTAAAATCTATAACAAACTATCAACATTTTTAGATTCAGTTACTAAAAAGGATTAAAAATGAAAACCACAAAACACGTTGGTAAAATTAAAAACACAGGCAATAAATGCCTAGTTGTTTTTAGAACATTACCCGGAGAATCAAATATGGCATTGGTAGTAGAAACAGCTACACTGCCAGATTCTTATCATAATGCACTTATTGATTTAGTCGATGGTGATCAATCTCAAGATGCATTTGAATTCGGAGAAATGTTATTTGTCAGACCGTTTCCGGACGGACGTCCTATGTTACGAGGATTGCAAGCTGATGGACGTCTTAAAAAGGTTGCAACGGATAACGTTGTTATGACACCTACGCCAAACAGCGAGATCAGTTTAGCTCAACTAAATGTACTAATATCTGAACAGAAAAATTGCACTATAGACGAGCTTTGCACATTTGTTAAAGGTGGTCCAAATGACCCAGGATTAGTTGATTCTAGAAAAATCAATAAAGAAACTCCGGTCAAGGAAACTACTCAAAAAGCTCAAGCAGCTGACAATCAAGTTTTAACAGATGCTGATATTGCTAGATCCTATCGTAGTCAAGCCGATGCTATGTATAAAGAGGCAGCTCGTCTTAGGAAACAGGCAGACGAATTAGATCCGCCTAAAAAGAAAACATCTAAGACTGTAGATGCCGAAGAGACTGTTTAAACCACCCAGCCATCTTGTAAAAGAATGGCCAGAGGTATTCGAAGATTTATATATGAATACGATGCCTGTGGCCTATCTTGAAGTCATAAGATTAGAATTCAAGAACGGAAGAATCTGGGAAATCGATATTAAAGAGCAGTTGTCTGAATCGCATAGTCAATTGGTCGCAGATAAACTAGTAGATACCTTTCAAGAATATCAAGAAGAAATTTCTAAAATTGATTTTAAAATCGATGTTGAAAAACTGAAAAAAGATGTTGAAAAAGAAACTAAGAAATTTTTCTAGTATTACCGTAGTGAATAACTTGTAAATCAGGATGGGTGAATGAGCGCCAAGGGTCAACAACAATTGACCCTTTTTCTATTTTACAATACAAATTTTGATCTTCTTTGTTATAAGTCACTCTCTTATTATGTGCCAGCAGAACAACTCCATAACAGCCCTTTATATTATCACCGGTTAGAGGATCAATGTAAGTAGGTTTATAACCTAACTCTTCACAGTAATGTCCTATTAATAGACTATAACTTCCGTCACAGTACGGAACATTAGGTTTATAAGATTTACCGTGAATAAAAATTTCTAAGGAGTGTTCTTTTGCCAACTCGACTAAAAAAGTTGCTAAGTTTTTAGATTGTACTTCTCTAGCATTCATTATAGAATCAAATAAGTCATACCCAAGATTTAAATTTGTCGCTAGATATCTTAAGGCAATATTATCTCTAGG